TCAGTTGCTTAACTGTACCTAATTTCTTGGGTATTTTGTATTCCATAGATTATCCTAGTTTGTCTGATACGCCCATAGCTGAACCAGAGATCAGTGAGCGTCTGCCATCACGTAATCTCTTTTTCTTTTTACTTGATCCTAATGTTTCTTTAGTTGCAGATCCTGTTGGTGACTTCTTCTCAAGAGCGCTAACATCTTTTTGTATTTCAGATGATGATTTCCCAGTCATTGCACCTTTAAATGCTGTATTTCCAAGATCCTGAATTTCTTGAGGTGCTTTGTTTCCTTGAGGGTCTTTCCACTCCATCGGAGGAGGGCCTTTTTTAAATATTCTTCTTACGCTACCCATTATCCTAGTCCTGTTTTAAGACCTGTCTCTTGGCCACTGAACAATGAACGTCTGCCGTATCGACCAGAAACTTTAGTACGCTTTCTCTTTGCTTCCTTCTCTGCTGTTGTTGGTTTAAGTCCTGCTTCGGTTGTTGATAATGAAGCTCTGCCTGTGCCTGCTTTAGACTTCTTTGCTGCATCTAGCTTAGTATCGACCTTTGCCGTTTCACTACGCACTCTGTCTCGATAAATAATAGTAGGTGCTGGTGTTGGTGGTGCTTTAGGTTTGCTGAATAATCCGCCCATTTTGTTTCTCCAAATAATTAAATAACTGCCAAGCTGTGAACAGAAACCATTTGCGAACCCCTAGTATTGCTTTCACTTGTTCTACACAAGTGCTTACAGTAGGCCAAGGCGCTCTTATTCGTTTTGAGTCTCGCCACACTTTGAGATACAGTATAGCACTACAATCTGTATTTGCAACTACATTTAGTATTGAATCGTACTTACCAAAATTAAGCACATCAATGTCAGTGTGTCCTAAATGTGGATAATAACCAATCCAGTTAAAGCCATCCCATCTAACCGCATAACAATGCCTAAAGCCTGGCTGTAAATACTTAGCCCACCAGTATTGCATATCACCTTGTTCAAAGACGATGAACCAATCAATAAATGACTGATCCCAAGTATCGAGTAGTGCTTGTTGTTTAAGCCACACTAAAACACACTCCACTCTTGTTTCATAACGGCTTGTTGATTCAAGCCTTTTTCTCGTTTATCTCGCCAAGCCACTGCAAAGTATCTGAAAGCGTCAGCCGAATGTGATGCGTAATTGTGTAATGGCCTGTCTTTAAACATCCTTTTGTCCTCATCATATTCACAGCGGTAATGAGACAATGCCTTTAAGCCATCTGAACAACGCTTCTCATCAAAGTAACATCGTGGGAATATGCGTCTGGCTGCTTCAATACCATCCATAATCGGAATGTTAGGTGTGACTCTAAAAATTATGCCCATCTGTCTGGCTTGATCCTTTCTAGTTTTACCAGTGGTCAACTCTCTAACCTTTATATCATGCGGTGCAAAGTGATCACCAAAGATGATTGAGTGCTTGTCTCTAAAATCATGTAACCAGTTGATGTAGTGCTGTAGTCCTTCGCCGGAGTTTTCATAATAACCCACGACTCTTATTTCTGTGCCTGCTTGTTGTACTAACCAAATAGCCGTTGCATCTGCAATGCCCAAATCCCAAAAACTACTCACTGGCAGTATCGGATCAATCGGCACTGTGCCTATGCGTCCACCTTCTCTTGCCGCCTCTAGCTGTTTGGCATAGTAAGCGCCTTTGCTAAAGGTTAAGAAGTCACCCTCCCAAATATGTTTATACACATCAGGACGCTTTTCTTTATCTTCTAATCTTTCATTTTCAAGCACACTTGGAAACCAAGGGTTGTCAGTGTAATTGAGTTCAACTATCTTAGAGTCTTTAGGTGGGTTTTCTCTAAAGCGTTCATGGGTGGCACTGTACTTTGATTCTGCATTCCACGTTACCCATACCTCTGAGCCTTCCTCTCTAACGGTTGGAATGAGTTTTTGCCAGGCCATATCACTCACAGCCTCAGCTTCATCAACCCACGCTAATAATATTCTAGCTTTAGACTTAATCGCATCGAGTGAACGTCTTAGTCCTGCAAAGGTGTAATGTATGTTGCCGTCTTTAGATCGAATGTACCTTTCACCCACCTCGTAATAATCGTTAAGCCAGTCTATTGACCTTATGGCGGTCTTGATTTCTTCTAGGGAAGAATCGTCAAGCGAGTTCATAAACTCCCTAGCGCAAAGTATCTGTCCGATCTTGCCACCCATGCCCCAACGATAACCCATCACCGCTGTCATTAGTGCAAAGGTTCTTGTCTTGCCTGAACCACGTCCACCCCAACTTCCTCTGTATCTTGCTTCTCCCTCGAATACAGGTACTAACTTAGGTGGTAACTCAATCTGTGCTTTACTCACTCTTAGCCACTAATTCAATAATAGTAGGCTTCATTGATCCATCGCTTGATTTTAAGTCTTGTTCGACTTTATCACTGTAGCCATGGTTGTGTAGCATTAACTTAACAATCGTTGAATTGAACTCACTTGTAAGCCCTTTGTTAAGCAATTCTGCCTCTTGTTTCTTCTTAATATTGCGTAACGTCCTCGAAAAATCAGGGTGTTTAGCCTTCCAATCATAGATAGTGCTGTCTGATAAATCAAGAACTAATGACAGTCCTGCGACACTTGGAACTACACTGTCCTTTTGATAAGTAGTAAGATAATCATCTGCTTTCTCTTGCATTGCTTCATTGTATTTTGTAGGTCGTCCTCTCTCTGCCATTAGTGTAACTCCTTTTTTATTCTATTATTTTGAATATTATCATTTTCTAATAATACTACTACATAAGGGATAAGTGACAAGTGCTCAGTAGCAAAACACTTTGTTTTGATTGTTTTCAATTTGCTGCCCTATCTCTCATGCTTAATCCAAATCTTGTTCTGATAAATTCATTGCCGGTTCTTTTTACAGCTTCATTCTCTACATAGGTGCAAAGCTCAATGAAGGTTTCTTTTGTTTGTCCTGCACTCTTGTAAAGATGGGCCAGTTCTTCTATGGCAAGCTTGGCTTGTTTGTAATCACCCTTGACTAATTCAACAATGGCTTCGTCAATCGTCTTATTGACTGTGTTCTCACTTATCTTTTTTTTCATATTCTCTGGTTTCAATCTCTAAGTATTGAGCCTCTTGTGCTAGGTCGTCTATTTCGTGGCAATTATGTCTGCCTTCGTTTTTTAGTTTGAGTATCTTCTTGGCCATACATCTGACTTTTTTTAAGATCTGCTCTGTTGTGTGCATCATCTGTTTATTCCCCAAATAATTAATTGTTCTATAACCTCTTGAACTGAATGTACCACCCCGACCTCTCCGCCAGCTTGTTCAATCCTTTCGATCATTGCTTTCTGAGTTATGCTCAATGCACCTGCTCTGGTGTCTGTCTTTGGTTTTTTAACTTCCAAGAAGTATGCCATTGAATCATTCACTATAGCTATATCTGGTACACCGCTCTTAACCCCTTCTGCCTTTAGTTTCTTAGCGGTTATTAGATTACGATTGCCCCCATTTGGAACGGCATACCACATCAAACCCCTAACATCTAGGTACTGAGCTATGGCTACTTGGACTTGTCTTTCAGTTTCTCGCATAACTGTTCAATGTCCTGTGCCAGGTACATGGTTTCGTTTTCTTTAGTCACTCTGGCAATCTTCTGAGAAAGCTCAAGTATTTGCTTAATTAACTTTTCCATTTTTCCCTTTCACTTTTTTGCGTGTTGGTGTCCAAGGGTTGTGTTTAATACCCACTTGCAATTCGATCTTCTCAACCCTTTTGCGTAATTCTTTAATTAGTGTTTCCATCAATATCCCAAATTAAAATAACTAAAAATGCAACCCATAACAGTGCTGCGCCTACTAAATATTCAAACATAACCCATTGCCTCTATATACAAATCCTCCGGTCTTGGCAAGGTGATCCCCAGTTGTGCCATTTCCATGTCTATCTTTTCTAAAAAATCCTTAAATTCCTTAACTTTTAAATTCTTAGAGCTTGGCTCTTTGATGTCTCCATCTTCATATTCAATTCTGATTAAGAATTTGTGCTTAAACCCAGTGTGCAGTCCTTTGTGCCACTTACTATCCTCAAAGTAATCATGCACTGGCATCCCTGTTTCTTGATTGATAATGCCTAACCACATCCAATACAGTTTGTTTTGCTTTTGTGATCGGGTGTCTTTGTCCTCTCTGATCTCAATGACTGCTCTTTGAGCATCAGGGTATTGGCTAAAGTGACTAACAATCATTGCCTCAACAATGTGTCTTTTTTCTTTGCTGCGTTGGATTATTCTTTTCATAAAAAATTCACACAAACAATCACAATAGCCAAAGCCACAAAAGGCAATTTGAGGCACGTATGGCACTCAATAATTTTCTTAATCATGTCTTATCAACCCCTGCTTAACCAATAACTCTTGAGTGCGTTTCATGGCTAGTAGGCCTTGATAATCTAACCACTCGATCTCATAGTTCATGTTCTTGCGTCTATCGTAAACTTCGTGGCAGGTAAAACAACTATAAAATCCATGAATATCAAGTGATTTCTGACCCATGCCAGCCCCATTGATATGAGCAAACACAGTGGTTTCGTTTTCACCACCGGATTGACAACCTTCGAGTCTTATCTGGCAAGGTTGTGCTTTTGCGGATTTAGTGATCTTGCTCATCTAACCCTCTTAACCGATAACTCAACAATCCAATTACATTTAACTTTTAAATTTGTCATCAAACAGTTGTCCATTAGTCTTAGTAAATAGCCATTGTTTAAGTTTTTATTGAGTAAATCAGTGGCTTTAAACCTGCCTAATCTGTCTGCCAGTAATAGCATTTCTTTAAAGATTGATCGAGTGTTGGGTAATAAAAAATCATTAGTCACAATGCCACTTTTCAAGGCTTGGTGGATTGAGTTATTGACAGCCATTTGGCCTATGACATCTTCCTCGTTCCAAACGATGTGTTCTTTTCTTATAGCCATTGCATTGATACCCCATTGTAATTATCAATCCACTGCAACGATTCATCGTGAAACCAAAATCCAAACTTCCCTGTAAATTCACCATTGCGTTGTTTATCAACAATGAATAAACCGTCTGGATCTGTGTATGAATACGAGCTTTTATTCTCAATGGCCTTTCTTTTTTCATCGTTCAAATGAATTAAAATTACATTAAATGCTAGGTTGGTGATTGAGGCAGAGCCTGATATGTCAAACTTACCAGGGATGTAGTTCTTTGCTCCTACTGGTGATTTCCGAGCATGAGTTACGAGGTGAATATGGATGTTAAATTCTTTGGCTTTGGTGCATAATTCAGCCACAAATCTTTTCTGTGTTTCGCCTTGTTCCTGATCCACACCACACATCATTAAACTATCAATCATTATGTGTTTAATGCCTTTTTGTTCTGCTGACCAATCAATCATGCTCATAATATCTTCTGATTGAACCACGTCTGTTTGATCGTATATCCACAAGCGTAAATCAGTTACATCTTCAAACTTCTGTCTAAAGTCTTGGGTGGGTTTTCTACCACCATAACCTTGTCTCAACATTCGTGCTATGGTCATGGATCCTTTCATTTCCATACTGGCAATTAATACGTTGGTATCTTTGGCTAACCATAATGCTGCTTGACCCATCACCAAGGACTTACCATTGCCATTGATACCTGACCAGATGGTTACTTCACCCATTCTAAATCTAAACAAGTTATGGGTTTTTTCCCAAGGTAACTTATCACCAGTTAAATGAACACCATCATCAAGCATTGCCATTGCTTCATCCAAGAAGTCACTAGCAGGTTTGATTAACTGACGTTGTGATTGAGATTTGTAATTTCTAAAATCATCAACAGAAACGTGATTCATAGTGCATGACTCCATTGATCAGCTTCTGCTGGTTTATCAAACGTATAGTCACACTTGATCGTTTGCCATTCATTTTTCATTATGACTTCCATGACTTGTTCAAAGCTCATGTTGTATTTGGTTGATACGGTATCAATATCATTAATCACACCACTTAATCCTTTTGTTGTTTTAAGTGGTTTTTTTATTTCCTTTCGATAATCAATTAATTTAATGGCTATTTGTTTTTTATCATTGTTAAATTTTGAAAGGTCAACACCTTTGTGTTTAGTGATTGTTT